ATGAATGTAGCACAAACACGGCAAGGTTTAAATTACCTTACTTCGTCCTTTCATTCATTTACCTGTTATTGTTTAGAAAAGAAAAGATGCTACTTTAATCGTCCAGCCCTATTTTGAGTGATTTTCATAGGATATTGATTTTTATTGATATTTATTTTATGTAATTACGTAGGGCGCAAGCGTTTTAAGCTGTTTTTGCTTGACATTCAGGCAAAAACAGCTTTGTTATTTTGTGCAAACTCTAGGTAGGTTTGTAGCGTTCAGGATTGTAAGTTTTTTGTGTTTTGTAAACGTAGTAGGCCACGACAAGCAGCTTACGCATAAGCGCACCTAATATCAGCATCTTTGGTTTATTCTTGGCTTTCAAACGTTTAACAAAATCGGGAAAGTAATTCCTGTTGAGCGCAACCATAGCAGGCATGAACAGGGCTGATTTTAGCCGTCTGTTTCCGTAGCGCGTCATGCTTGAACGACCTTTTACGCTAGTTCCTGATTCTTTTTGTTGCGGATTCAAGCCGGCAAAGGCGGTGAATTGATTGGCGGTTTTAAAGTCGCCGCTAAGTAAATAGTTTGTAAGTATGGCAGCTGTTAGTTTGCCAATGGCTGGAATGGTTTGCAGACGATCTGAAACAGCTTTCAAGTCTTGATTGCTATTTGTGATTGCCTGTATTTCTGCTTCGACTTGCTGAATGTGTTGATCCAATTCTTGGATTTGAGCTTGATGAATTTTTCGAACAAAATCGTCTTTAGCTACTTTCAGCCTGTTCTTTTGGGCGGTCTTTTGGGTTTTGAGCTGTTCGTACAGAGCCAATAGGCGTTTCAATCGGTAATGACCTATGCTTATTTTTTGCCGAGCGGGTAAGTCTTTGAGCATGGCCGTATGACAATATTCGGCAATAAGCCTTGCATCTTGTTTGTCTGTTTTTGTGCGGTGAAAGCGGCTTTTGCCGTATTCGCTGATTTTGTATGGGTTGATAACAGATACGGTGTAAAACTGGCCGATATAGTCGGCAACGTCTTCAAAGTAATTGCCGGTTGCTTCCATGCAGATATGCAATTCACAGTCGAAACCGTCAAGCCAGGCTTTGAAGCTTTCAAAGCCATTGATGCTGTTGTCAAACAGGGCTTGCTTACATTGACCGTTGACAATAGCGGCAGCGTCAAAGGTGTTTTGCGATATATCCAAACCGACAGCGTTTCTCATAATTTCCCTTACTATGCAGATTCACACTTTTATGTGTTCTTTGATGCTACTCAATTTTCAGACAACAAAAAAACGCCCTCTTCATCTTTTCTACAGTCTGATGACTTAGGCCGTTTCAAGATGGGCGTTTTTCGGTTCGGGTAGCTAATCCGAACCTGTAAGCCGTCTGAATAAAAGGGCTTACAGCTTCGGATAGTTATCCTAGTATTCAAGTAGCGGGCGTTCCCGCACCCCGTGCTACTTTTTACCATATTGATTCCGCCTTAAGGGCTACATCAACACAGTAAAAAGCAGCTTGATTAATTAGATCCGACAGTCCCTCCACGTTGTTGGAATTGTTCCCCTGCCTCTACATAGCCGTCATACATGAGATTTTGCGGAGATTTTCCGCCAAGTGCTAAAACTTGACTATTGTCATTGGATTTGGCTTGGTTTTGGGGCTGTGTTGCCTGGGTAGTTTGGGTTTTATCTTTGTAAGGGTTAAATGGCAAACCGTTACGCACGTAGTCTTTGCACATTGTTTTTGTGATTTCTTTCAGCGGTGTACCTTGGTCACTGTAACAAGTACAGCCACTATTACCACCTTCGACGCAACCGGCAATATACTCAAATGTTTTGACTTGGCGTACATTGTCATAAAGCGGTTTGGATTCTGGTTTTTCGGCCAACTTTGGAATAAAGTCTGTCGGGTTTAGACTGTTATCAATTTTGGCCGTTGGCTCGGTTTCCGTTGGTAATTCCATTTGCGACTGACTGGCGGCTGCTTCCTGTGGTTCGACCTGTTCTTGTTGGCCAGTGCCTTGCTGATAGATTTGATAAACGTTGTAGCCTTTCCAAGCCATGAAAGCAAATATACCTATCAAAGCCCAAACAGCAAGCGGAATTTGCTTTTTAAACTTCTGATGCTGGCTGGATGATTTGTAATATTTAAACGCTTCTTTTGGCGGCTTCCAACTTGATGATTCAACTCCTGTAACTGAGGCAGGATTATCTAGGCTGGTAACGCATTTGTACCAAGTATATTGCTTCATACCTACTGCTTTACGCTCAAGGTGCGTATGTTTTGATACGAGATTACGGACAAATACGTCAAGCTGACTAGGGTGTTGAGTCATCAATATAACTGTATGGCCGTGATGGCGGAGTTCGGTTAATTCTTGAATATAAGGCGGAACAGGGCGACCGGCAGCGCGAACAGGATAAGTATAGTGAGCTTCATCGACAATCAATACTGCACCAGTAGGCAAAATATCCCTTAAAGGCGCAGACATAATTTCTTCTTCAGTAAGTTCATGCGCGTTAAATTTACGTTTATCCAAACCGTCAATATGGCAGAAATAAAGCGGACGATCTACTTCAGTACCATCTTCTAGTTTCATTTTGAACAAACCGTCTTCATTGTTCAGAATCATGGATACCACACGCGAAGTCTTGCCGGTACCCATATTCCCAGTAAACAAATAAATCATAACACTACCTTGGCATAATAAAAGTTAATTTATTTAATGTATTCATTCCTATATAAAAACTGAATGCGCCGAATAAATAACCAAGACCTTGGCCAAAACCACCGATTAAAAGTAAATTAAGAATATCAGACGGCATAGAATTGATTGCATTTAGGGTGTAATCTTTAAATTTATTTAGCGCAATAATATAGCCTGCATACGTTACAAACGTCATGCCAGTAGCAATAATTATTCTGACAATCAGCATTTTTAGCAAAATTGCCAATAAAGGTATAAGACCTGCAAGTAATGGCATAAGTACCTCTTATTTCCTTAAAGACCCGAAAACAATAAAAGCGGACATGATGATGAATCCGAGCAGAACGGCAAAACGAACTTTTTCCATGAAAACGCAGAGCGGTTCATAGCTGATTTGTACCGGCTTTCCCCAAATGTTAAAGCTTTTTGGCTGAGGACAAACGCCATTTGGCGGTAGGAAATCGTCTGACGACCATGTTCTATCATCGGTAGTTTGAGGAATACTTATAGCGTCAAACATTCCCTCTTCAGGCTTGCCCATTTTGTCACAGGCTAAAATGTCTGGAAAAAAATCACAAAGTAAGCCTTTTGATTCTTCTTTCTTGTCATCTTTTTTGTCTTCTTTTTTATCTTCTTTCCTTTTATCTTTATCAGATGGATCATCATCCGGATCAGGCTTATCATCTGGACGTTTATCAGGCTTATCATCTGAATCGGGTTTATCATCAGGTTTTTTATCGGGCTTGCCATCGGGATTACCGTCAGGTTTTCCATCAGGATTACCATCAGGTTTACCATCAGGTTTAGATTTAGGTGCTTCTGAACTACCTGGATCAAGATCAGGACGCTGAGTTGTTTCAACATTTGCCGTTGTATTGCCGTTTGAATCTTGGCCGAAAGTAATAGTAACTTGAACCGGTTTGCCATTTTCGGGAGTGAAAGGGCCAATAGTTACAACCGTACCGGCAGGGACTTTTATATTTTCTTTATATTCAGGTTTGCCCGTGCCTTCAACAAAAGGCGTAGGATTACCGTCGATAGATGGGGTAGCGATTTGTAGGAATTTATCTTTTGTCAAAACTTCAGTATCTCTCATGTGTAAAGTAAATGAAACTGGACTTCTAATGTCGCTACCTCTTTTAACTGTACAATTGCCACCATTCAAATTAAAGTTACATCCGTCTAAAAAAAAGTATTGCCAAAATTTTGATTTATCTCTGCTATCTAGTTCATGCTTTTCTTTTTCCCAAAAAGGTTCCGCAAGTTTTTCCATTTGCATTACCATTAATTGTTCTGCTTCTCTTCTACTTGTACCACCTTTTTTATAAGCACTTAAAACAGAACTATCAACGCCATAACATGCGGTTTTTTGCAATCTTCCTTCTCGGTCTCGGGTAACAATACAGTTTCTCGCTGGCCATTCTTTTAAAAATTCTTCGCTGACTTCATTCCATTTGTAGCCTTCCGATTCCAAAGGGGATTTAACAGCTTGATAGGCATCATAAGCATATGAAACAGCACCAACATAAGGAGCAGCTTTCAAAGCAAGTTTTGCGCCTGCTTTTACCAGGCCAAATGCGCCTGAAAGGACGGCTTTTCGGGATACTCTAGCTTCTAACGTTACGGGGACAGTTGAGGCAGAGCGGAGACCGGTGGAGGCTTCACGGACGTGAAGTGATTTATCAAATCTTGAAACATATTCATGATGAAACTTAGGTCCATTATTATCAAGATACATCCAAGGGCGTATCCCATTCTGATTAAATCCGCCAGCCGGTACACGCATACGACCATTTTTTTCAACGTGTATATCGACATCAGCGAACGAAAAATTAAACCCTAAAAGTATAACGACCGTAATAAAAAGCCGTTGTAATATCTTCATCATAATGTTCAGACCACTCAAACCCATCTTTTGTGAAATTCACTTTCAGAATTGAACAATCTTCAAAAAATACAATTACTTCATCTAAGTAACTTCTGTTCAAATAATATTGCATTGCGTTTTTTGCAATCTCAATAAAATTATGGAACGGATACAAATTTTTCAAATTGAATAATTCAGTCATAAACACATGACACAATTTTTCATTTGAATAATTAGGATTCGTATCTTTTTTAAATCTCAATTCTTCTTCTGAAATATAAAACATAATGCTAACTTTCGTAATGGTTGCTGAAAGTTAGATTTTGCCATTACCCGAATAGGGTATCAATCCTTGAATAAAATCGCCCCTATCAAAACAGGTACTGCCAGTCCCAAGTAAAAATAGTAATCCATCATTTAAGAACCCTTTTCAAAATGGATACGAAATACACAGATGCCATCACGCCGAATAAAAGCCAACCTGTATCTAAACCGCTTTTCAAATTTTCACTTGGATCGCATTTTGGTAAATCGGCTTTAATCGTCTGTCCGTTTAATTTCCATAATGTGCCGTTATACTCAGGTTTGATGATTTTGCCGTCTTGGGTTAGTTGAGGTACTACCAAGCTGAAATAGACGTTTTCAGCTTGGCTTTGCTCAAGACATTTATTCCCGACTTGGTAGTACATCTTAATTACCTATTAGCGCAACAAGCGTTTCACAATGGCAATCACGAACAGGGCAGCAAATACGCCGACTACCAACCAGCCTGCTTCAAGGCCGTCGGCTTTCGCTGCATCAATACCTGATTTTGCGGCTTCAGGCAAAGCGGCATAGGCAGATGTGGCCAGAGCCAAGGGAGCAGCGGCAACAACGGCCAGTTTAGTGCCGTATTTACGGCAGGCATTCATGATTTTCATAATGTTTTTCCTTTTAAAAGTGTTTGGCGGAAATGATGATGTTTTTTCCAGCGACCGCCGAACGCTGAAAATCAGTCTTTCAAAAATCCGAATACGACAAATTCGTATTGATTGCCGATTTCTTCCAAACCTGCGTTAACAGCTTCTTCAAAATCAAAGAAATAATCTGCATTCGTGATTAATTTTGTATGTCCAATATCGCCCGTATCAGGGGAGAGATACAGAAAGTCCCCTGTTGATACGGACTGAACAACATAGACTTTCTGCATTCAATCAGCCTTTCTTGACAGGTTGAAAACCGATAACTTTCAGTTTTTGGGTTTTGCCCGTAGTAACGATTTCTACATTGAGGTTTGCTTCGATCGGAAATTGGGCGTTTCGGAACTGCTCGAAATTGGCAGAGCTGCCGAAATCGTATTCAGTGGTAGAGCTACCCAATGCGTTGCCTTGGGAGCTGTCTAAGGGTGTGGCAACAATCAGTCGGCAATAGTCGAAGTTCTTGCCTTCGATTTGTCCGTTGAATTTTTTAACGCCGACGATGTGGCCTTGAAGTTGGATGTTCATTTTTTGGTTTCCTTGTGTGATTAAACGTCTTTATGGGCAGACGCTTTAAGCCCATAAAATCGGTAGTCTTGAAAATTTGTCGTAGATTAAGTTGTTATAGCTTTCTTCATCATTGACTTGTTTTTGCTGTTCAAGCTGCTTTTCCAAACTTACGTAATATTCGTACATGTCGTAAGGGTCTTTATACGGCTTGAATGCTGGCTGATTATGAATGGCTTGTGCTTTCAAAAACGCGCAGTCATATGCTTCGGGAGCTAAAGACTTGGGCAACTTGTGATGATTCGGCTCAATCAGTTCAAACAGTTTGGCTTTGTCCAATTCGGGGAAAATGAACTTCAGACCGTTTGCTGCGCGTCCAAACTGCTTTTTCACCCATTCAAGGTAACGGTCTGCTGAAATAACCTTATCTTCCTTAACCGCGTGTATGCGCGTTGCCTTTTGGGCGAAACGTTCGCAAATCGGATATGCACCGCCAAAATATTCGCCTGGATTCTGTAAAACTTCGAAAGGGATAACGATGTCTTTTGCTTTGAATTCAATTTCAAAGCGCGTCCATGTACTTGTTTTATCGCCCAACTGCTTGCCTTTTTCATAGACGCGGACGTATTTGGACGATTCACGGGAGCCGATACCGTAGGTCTTGCCTTTGGTCATTTTGGCTTCGTCGTCTTCTTCCCAGTCGGAGCCTAAACATTCGCCTTTGGGTTTGACATGATGGCAAGTAAACAGACCTTTATTGCGGTCTTCACGGGCTTGGTTCGGGCTGTATTCGCCGTTGAAAAAGTCTTTGGCTACGTCAACGCGGGTAATTTTTGGGCGGATTGCATTGGTCAGTAATGCGAAAAGTCGGGATTCCCAGCCTTGTTTTGCGACGCCGCAACCTGTGCCGGTCAGTTCGAAAAGGATAGTATTTTGTTGACCGCCGAAGTGAACGCGACCGTACAGGGCGTCTTCTGAACCCATCAACCAGCAACGCTCATAAAAACGACCGCCCGAACCTTTGGATTCTTTGTAGATGCCGAAACCGAAAACTTCTTCAGCAAGCATGGATGCGGCACGGATGAAATCTTCGTCTTCCAACAGACTGACTCTGACACCGTATTTATCGAAAAAGGTTTTTTCATGAAATGAAAAGCTGATTTGGTCGATAAAGGCGGAATCGGATACACCGCAACGGAGCGGAACACCTAACAGATTGCCTTTGCCATCTAAGATATAAGTTTCGTAACATTCAAAGGCTTCTTGAAATGCACCGGCGTCTTCGATTTCTGTACCCCCCTGTTAGATGAGGGGGGCGCCATCGGCGCGCGTGAATCCGCCTTTGGCGTGTCGCTTGCGCTGCCACCGCCAAAGGCGGCTATACGCGCTTTTGTGTTCAGTTCCTTTTTCATTGGAGATGCTCCTTATTCATGATTCCACTTACATATAAACGGCCATATTCGTTAGCGGCGTTTTGTGCATGAAAAAGGTGATCTGGAGAAGAAATAGGGAAATTGATGGTTTTAAGACATTGTGTGCGGTCTTCATCATCTTTGAAGATGCGCACAATAAAAGATTTTGGGAATGTTGGAGGTTCTGGATTTACTGTGTAGAAGACGATGCACATAAAAAAGCCCCTTTGTTAAAGGGGCTTTAGTTATGTTAAAAATGCCCCTGTGATAGGGCGCAATATATAAGGCCGTCTGAAAAGTAAGACTTT